CGGTGGCACGGTTCCGAACCGCCCGTTGGTTGACACTGATCTTAACGAAGCTTCGCTTCTGAATGGCATGATTGGCATTCGTTCAAACTTCAAAGATCAGGCTGGCCTGAAGGTGTTCGCCCGCGCTCGTAAGCTGATTGTTCCCCCGGCTCTCGAACCGGTCGCAATCCGCCTCACGAAGACGGAACTCCGTCCGGGTACTGCCGATAACGATGTCAACGCGATCATGATGACGGCTGGCGGTCTGCCAGAAGGCTACATGGTCAACGACTTCTTGACCTCGACTTCGGCGTGGTTCCTGCTCACGAACATTGATGGCCTCTCCTACATGGAGCGCATCAAGTTTGAAACCGACATGCAAGTTGACTTTGTAACAGACAATTTGCTTGTCAAAGGCTACGAGCGCTACTCGTTCGGTTACTACAACTGGCGTTCCATCTGGGGCTCGTTCCCATCGTAATGCCACGGGGCGGGGTCCAAAGCCCCGCCCTTTTTCGTCTTGGATTTTTGATCACGTTGACCGGCCAAGCGGACACTGCACAGACAACGTGATTGCATCGTGCAGGAGGCTCTTATGGGCGTTACTACGTTTACCGGTCCGGTGCGGGCTGGGAACATCCTGAATACGACTGGCACCACTGTCGGCTCTGATGTCGCCAATGTGGGCTATGTTGTGATGTCGCAGTCGGCGGCGGTGGCGCAGGCCACGAACGTCTCGTCGGCTGGCGTTTACAAAACAAACATCGTCATTCCGGCTGGCAGTCAGATTTTGCGGATTACAATCCTCAAAACGACTGTTTGGAGCGGCGCTGCCACCACGATCAATGTTGGCACGAACTCGACTGCAACACAGCTTGCCGTCGCTGCTGACAATGATCTTTCTACCACTCTTGGCATTTCGTCTGTCATTCCGGGTGACAACTCCACGCGGGTTGGCAACTGGAAGGATGTTGGCACAACTGACATCCAGATTTGGACGAAATCCACAAACACCGGAACGGGCGTCGGTATCATCACCGTCGAATACGTTCAGGCTCGTGATCTCACTTAATTAGGGCTTGTAGGAGGCTCACATGAAAGGTCGTAGTGGTCGTAAGACTGGTGGCACGGTCGTTAGAAATTCGCCTGTCACATCCGCTTATGCAGGCGGTGATTCCAACGTGGCAAAGGAAGCCCGCGCTGCTCGTAAGAAGGGCGGCAAAGTTATGGGCGAGAAGGCCAAGATGAACATGGGCCGTGCGCCGCGTAAGTCGGGCGGCATTTGCAGTGCCGATTGGACTGCCGCGCAGGGTCCGGGTACTTCGCCTCCCGGTCGTACCACGGATGGTTCCCTCTCCTAATCGCACGCGGTGATTAGGATTTGGCAGTCTGATGGGGCGGGGGCTTAACGGCCCCCGTTTCCCTAAGAGGTGGCGAAATGGCAAAGACACCAGCATGGCAACGCTCTGAAGGGAAAAACCCGGAAGGCGGTTTGAACGCAAAAGGCAGGGCGTCTGCTAAGGCAGAAGGCCATAATCTGAAGCCTCCCGTTAGCAAAGAACGGGCTCAGGCAAGTGAAATGGATGCCGCTCGTCGGCGCTCATTCTGTGCCCGGATGACGGGGATGAAGAAGAAACTTACTGGCGCGGCTGCCGCCGCAGACCCAGATAGCCGTATCAACAAGTCACTCAGAAAGTGGGATTGCTAAGATGTCTGATAAGCCTTTCTGGGAGAAAGACGCGCCAAAAGATGCTAAAGTGAAGCATCTGAACCGGAAACAGATTCAGTCAGCGAAAGCTCGCGCTCGTGCCGCAGGTCGGCCTTATCCGAACCTAGTGGACAACGCAGCAGCAGCCCGCGCTGGCAAAAAGGAGAAGTAAGATGCAGCCGATTACGGTTTCGACAACGGATGCCACGGCAGGCACAACCTATAGCCGTTCGGTTCGTATGGACACTTGGGCCAATGCTCAGTCGATCATTCAGGTGAATGTCACTGGCACGGCAACTTATACCGTCGAAACTTCGATGGATGATCCTGACAGCCCGACAAACCCTGTGGCAGTTGGCAGCATGGTTTGGCTTAACTGTGCTGATTCGGCTGTGGTGAACAAGACAGCATCGGCGCAGGGCGTCGTTGCCGCTACACCGGTTTTTGTCCGCATCAAGCAGACGGCGGGCAACGGCTCTTGCAAAATGACGATTGCTCAGTTTGGCAACGCCCCATACTAAGAGGCCGTTATGGCGACGAGCGGGACTTACACGTTTAATCCCTCGCTTGGCGAGTTAACGCTTTATGCGTTCAACCTCGTTGGCGTGCGGAACACTGCCATTTTGCAAGAGCATATGGAAAGTGCCCGCATGGCATCGAACCTGCTGCTTTCGCGGTGGTCGAACCAAGGCGTTAATTTGTGGGCGGTGGATAAGGTTACTGTCCCGCTGGCGCAGGAAGTGCCGATTACCGGGGCTTCTGGCACGGGGGCTATTGCTACGCTAACATATGCCAGCGTTAATACCCCTGTTTACACGGTTGGCACCACGATCATTGTCAGCGGCATGAACCCCTCAACCTACAACGGCAATCATATCGTTGTGGCATCTTCTCCGGGTTCTGTCTCTTTTGCCTCGACAGCAACCGGTGCCTTTGTGTCTGGTGGCACTTGCGAAGCGCCAAATGAAGTGGCGACGTTTGCTGTGGACCCCAACACGGTCATGATCTTGGATGCCTATGTCACGAATGATGACAGTGGGGCCAATATCGACCGCATCATTTTGCCTGTTAGCCGCACTGAATATGCGTCTTACCCCAATAAGCAGCAGTCGGGTTATCCCACTGTTTATTGGTTTGACCGTCTGATTTCCCCAACTGTGACCCTTTGGCCGGTTCCGAACACTGACAACGGCCCGCAGGAATTGCAGTATTACCGGGTGCGTCGGTTGCAAGACTCGTCACTTGGTAACGCGCAGCAGGTAGAAATACCTTATTTGTGGTTAGAGGCATTCGCTTATGCGCTAGCTCAGCGCCTAGCTATGATCTGGGCACCTGACAAAGTTGTAATGCTGAAGCCCATGGCTGATGAGGCGTATCAGATTGCGGCGGATCAGAATGTCGAAACGGCGCAACAATACATTTCGCCCATGATTTCGGGTTATTTCCGATAGGAGGGCTTTATGGGCTATGCCTCCCGGTCTGGCCGCGCCAGAACGGATGCCAGAAACCCCCGGGCTTTTGGCGTCTGTGATCGTTGCGCTCTTTGGTACAATCATTCCGATTTGAAGTGGCAATATGATTGGGCTGGTGCCAGCCTGATCAATAAGCGCATTTTGGTGTGCGAAACCTGCTATGATGACCCGCAAGAACAGCTTCGTGCCATCGTTCTTCCGGCTGATCCAGTGCCGATTGTTAACCCACGCACTGAGCCGTATTTGTGGGACAGCACTGATTACCGGCAGGTGTCCGGTTACAACACTACCAATCAGGCAACGGGCATCCCGGTCCCGCAGGGTGATGTTCGTGTCACATCTGAAAATAGCCTGCCGACGCCTGATAAGCGTGTCACGCAGCAGACTGGCGAGCCGCCTTACGGCACCAATCAGAAGCCGGGCACGGACCCGAATGCGGTTACTTACCGCAACATTACAAACTGCTTCAACAATGGTTCTGGCGCGGTCAGGATTGTGGTCAGCACCACAAACGGCATGATTACGGGCCAAAAGGTGACTGTGCAGGATGTTGGCGGAGTGACATCTGCCAACGGCGACTTTACAATCACTGTTGTTAGCGGGACGGTCATTGACTTGGATAACACCACATTTTCTGGCGCTTATACCGGCGGCGGGTATGTGATTAATGATCCAAGCTTGCCACGCGGGTTTGATGAGATTCCGAAGACGGGGCCGCTCTAATGCCAAGGTATGCGTCGAATATCCAAATCCCCAATCTTGGGGTGGCTATTGCGCTTAACGGCCAAGAGCAAGTTGAGGTTGTGCAGGCGGGCACTTCGCGCCGCACCACAACCCAAGCTATTGCCAATTTGGCGCAGATTGCGAATGCCCCGACTTATACGACATCTCAAAAGAATGCCCTTGTCGTTAATCCCGGCGCTATAGTTTTTGACACTACACTTCAGAAGCTATGCGTTTATACTGCAACCGGCTGGGAAACGGTGACATCGGTTTAAGCTATGGCAAACAAGCAGATACCTAATTTACCGGCTGCCATTTCACTTAATGGCACTGAACAGCTTGAAGCAGTTCAAGCTGGGGTATCTGTTCGTGTCACAAGCTCTCAAATTGCTGGGTTAAACCCGGGTCCGACTGGCCCAACTGGGTCGATAGGCCCGACTGGGCCAACTGGTCCGACTGGTGTTGCTGGGCCTACC